GTCAACGGAAATTGAGTAGTCCTCATACGCTTTTGACTCGACTCTTGTTAGGTCTGCCACCTGCTCGTCAGATAGCTGGTCTTGTATCTCCGCTATGGAGTCATAGCTTACCCTTGCGTTGTTCAGAGCGTTTGCGAGGTCGTCCCAGACTCCGCTCTTGCTTGCGTACTGTCCGAACACGGACTCAACGTCCGTGTTGACGGCTTTTGTGAGCAGAGCGTAGTACCGCTTGATGTCCTGCGAGGCTTGTCTGAACGCTTTAGCCGCTTCTCTTGCTCCTGCGGCTTCGTCCTTTCCTACTCCGGCATCCTTGACGGCCTCCGCAGCGTCTCCCACATCCTTAACGGCTCTTGCCGCCTCTTTTGTGGAGCCGGAAACATCGCGGACGCTATCACCGAGACCTTCAATCGAAGCCCTCGCGCCTTGCAGACCTTTGGCTGCGTCTTTTGCTCCGCTTGCAGCGGACTTAAGAGCGTCTATCAGGTCTTTTAGCGCACTGTCTGCGTTGTCTGCGCTTGCGACTATTTGAATTTCGAGATCGTCAATCGTTATGCTCATCTTTGTGCCGTTTCATGTTGAAGTTGATTGCGTAAGCGGAGAACATATCTGCCGCTTTCTGAACTTGCGCTTCTTCGTCCGCCGTCAGAACCGACTTATCAAAGCTGAATGGCTTTTCCGGGTACGGCGTTGGTTCCTGCGGCTTTAGGCAGAACAGCGGAGCCGCATTGCATAGTGCGTGGTAGACGTACAGGCCGTTTTGCCACGATGCAAGGTCGGCTTTTTTTCGCTGCTCCTCTGCCGCTTTTCTGTAAGCGACACACGCCATTGCATCGCCGTTCCAGTATTCATCCGGGGGCATTCCCATAGCGATATACGCAGGGTAAGCGTCCCAGAACAGCTTTGTATAAGGTGCTTTTTCGGTAGTTTGCGATTCGGGAGGCAAAACTACCAGTTCGCCTCCCAAGATACGTTTCCCTCATCAACAATGAGATCGCTCTGCTCTTTATACATTTCGGCAAGCTTCTTAAGAAGCCCCGTCTTGTCTGCGAGCGGCTTGTAAATTTCCTCGATTTCGTCTCCCGAAAGTTCGGGGTGATTTGCCTGAAACGCTCCGTGGAACAGCAGGGTTATCATCCTTACTGGCTGCTTGTCCATAAGGTCGATGTCGAAACCCGCCGCCTCCATGCGGATTATTACGTTCTTGGTATATTCGAGTGTGTACTTATTCCCCTTTGCATCGGGCATTGTAATTTTCTTCACGTTTTCCCTCCTTGTTGATGATGGTGTTATGCCTTACTGCGCCAGCTCTATATCAGAGGACGGAGCTATGGATATGTGCATACGCACGGGGTCGTTCACGCCGCCTTCGGAAACGTAGACGGACAGTTCGCCTGTGAACTCGAACTTGCCGTTTGTTCCTGTCGGGGTGACAACTCCTCCAGTCTTTGTGCCGCCAAACCATACTGCATAGCTCTCCTGGGAGCCTTCGAGGGCCTTGAGAGCTTCATAGTCTGACTTGGTGTAGTTCGCGTCATACTCAAGCAGACCTGTGTCCTGTACGCCGAACTCGTACTGACGGTTGGTGTCGGTCAGCGTGGTCATATCGACCTGCTCCGGGGTGGAGCCGAGATTCGGAAAGTTCACAATGTCAATCAGCTTGGAGTAATCACTCTGGCCGCTTGCCTTGTGCATAAGGAATGTGAAAATAGTTACCATTTCTTATCTCCTGTAGATACCTTCATCCTTGCTGACTGCGGCAGTATAGCGAGCGAACAGTCTGTAGATCGTTGCGTCTGCCATGTTGGGCAAAGATGTCATTGCGCGTCTTGTGAATCCGCTTGGGCAAAGCACGCCATCTATGATTGCCATGATTGCCCTCGCTTGTGTTTTTTTCTGGACCGTCTTGTTGGTGTAGACTTCGACTGAATAAGTGGCAGCGGCATAGTCCTCGACATTGGAGCCGTTCATGGACAGCGTGGTGTTGTCCGATTCGTGTAGGTAGATGCACGGGAACTTATCCGGCTTTGCCTTATATTCGCTTGTGATCTCGAAGCCGTCCTCGCCAAGTGCCGCCACGAGTGCGGCGCGGACAAGTGTTAGGACCTGTGCTTCTATGTCAATCATTGAATATCTCCTTTGCCATGTCGGGGTATCTCTCCTTGAGCAGTTGTGCAGTCAGATACATAAACTGATTGCCCTCCATGCCTGTTGAGAAGTGGATTTTGCCGTCATCACCGGGATAGTACCAGCCATCCCATTGTGCGCCATGCCCTTCTCCGTAAGTCCCCCAGGGCGACATTCCAAGTTCGGATGCAAGAGGATGAGGTGGGTTGCCGGAGTTCTTGCGAACGCCAGTACCAAACTCAATCCAAATCGCATTGCCGCCTGCCATTATCACGCCTTTGTTGCCATTCCTGTAGCCTCGGATAGACTCAAGCGTTTCTCCTGTATCAACGTGTTCAAGGCGGTTTATCGCGTAAAACTCGCCTTCCTTGCACATCGCTTCGACAAGACGCTCGATGTTCTTCTTTAGCCGCTGCCTGTATCTTTCGACTGCTCTTGCGGCTTTCCGAAAACCATCGGCTGACAGTTCAACGGTGATTTTAGTCACTTACAGTCACCCTCTCTATGGCTATGCGGCGATGGTTTATGCCGTCCGCAATGCCTTTGACAACAAAGTTGTGCGCTACTGTTGGGGTCCCTTCCTCGTCTGCGGCGGGGTCTATGCCTACCCATAGTTCCGAAAGCTCCCCTATATCGCAGTTGTCATCGTCAACGTACATCGTCCGCCTGTTGCTGTTAAAGTCACCAAACGGCTCTGTATTGCTGTTTCCGACAGAGGACTTGACGTAGGCTTCAACGGACTTTATCTCCGTAAAAGCCCCGTCCCGCTCTCCTGTGTATAAGGTTTCTCCGCCCGGCCCTGCCATAGTGATCTCTGCCGCCGACTGGAAGTTCCTGTAATAGACGGTCTGTTTGTTTCGGTCAAGAAGTCTCATCCCAGCGTCACCACCTGCATAACTTCGGACAGAATGTCCTCGTCATTGACGCTCCCGTAGGTGCGGTTTACTCCGTCCTCGTTGTGCGCTATCTCGCCCTCTGCTCCCCTGCGGAGAAAATACCTTGCCGCAAGCTTGCAGTTTGCGTAGTCGTATAGAGAGGGAAGTTCCGCCCCTTCGGGGATGCCTCTTGGATAACGCCTCTGCATGAGCGCTTCTTGTGCCATAGCAAGGTACACGGAAACAAGCTCGTCCGTTGCGTTGCTCTGCCCTATAAGGGTCCTTGTTATTGTCAGTTTTTCAGCGTCAGTCATTGCCGTGTACCTTTACTACTTAAAATTGCTACTTCTTCCTCGAAGTCTTGGAGACCTTTTTGGGGGCCTCCTTGACTTCTTCGGAGGGAATTGTGGGAGCTTCTTTTTTAACCTCGGTGTCAGCTATTCTTCCCACGGTTATGCTGCCATCGGGGTTTTTTCTGATAGCCATTAGGCAGACTTGTGAACGAACACGCCGTTGACCTTGTTATCAAGGACGAATACGTCATGTGCGATGCGGAAGTTGTAAATCCAGCCGTCGGCGGTGTAAACCTGCTGCGGGCTGAACAGCCTCGGCGCATAGTGCTGCTCGATCTGAATGACTGCGGACGGGTGAACTATCATAAAGTTGATAGCGTCTCCAGTTGCGGTGAATCCGCCAGCGTCAGATGCGGCAGTTGCGGAGTTGAGAGTTACTGCGGTGTTGAACCTTGCGGCAGGAACCTTGATAACTCTCATGTCGTCGTACATGAGCACGCTGCCGTTTACGTCCGGGTCGCCGTTCTCGGTGAAACGGGTGATGTCCTTCTTGAGAACGGAGTAAACTGCGGGACTGATAAACAGGATTCTGCCCTCTTCGGGAACTTCCTTGTCGTCAAGGACTGCGATAGCGGACTGGATAGCGTCTGCTGCGCCAGTTGTCAGGGCGGCGGAAACTACGTTGGTGCCAGTTGCGGCTGCGCTTATCTTGGCGAAGCGATAAGCGTCCAGCTCGGGGATGACCATTGTCCTCTCGAACTCGGCCAGAGTGCTCATAAGCGGCATAGAAACTGCCTGCTCATCATCGAGAGCGTCGATGAGGAAGGACCTTGCCCTG